TCTCTCTATCATTGCCTAAACTATTCTTATAGCTCAAAGTATGAGTTAATTTAGGAGCTCCATCAAAGAACTCTTGAATGCCCTCAAACGATTTTATATCGATACTTTTTACAAACGTAATAGCTTCATCAATAGTAAAGTCATCATACACTTCACTTTTGTCCCAGACCTTAACAATACAATTAGCAATCAATTTGAACATGGCGTCTTGTTCTTCTTCACCGACGTCGTCAGTGCCTTCTTTCAAGCTCTCCATATCCAGACCACATGCATCAATAATATCGATAGTTGGATCCTTCAGTTGCATCATTAAGCCATTAGCTAACTTAATGTCATAGCTTCTAGCTTCTGCAATAGTAGGTTCAATCGTTTCGATATCAAGTTCAAAGTCATAGACTTGTTCGTCTTCTTTATCTTTATACTTCAGTGGAATAACACTGTTAACGGACTTACCACGTAAGTGCATAAACAAATATTCAACATCAGTAGATGTCAAGTCACCAGGATTAAAATTCTTGGGACTTAGAACAACGTTTTTCAGAATCTGCTTAACAGCTCTCATCTGATCTCGTGCGGTACCTTCCTTACCGACTAGCAAGACCTTTTCCTCTTTAACCAGGAACGGTCTAAACTTTACTTTTCTTTTAATTACAGGAAGGGTAATTTCAAACTCAGGCTGAGTTATTGTTGGTAATGCCATAATATTTCTCCATTATTATCCTTTTCTACCACCGAAAGATCCCAAGAATGTTTGTGCATTAGATGCTATGTTTATAACATCACCTACATTATGTGGTTTCTTCCAACTTGCTTTCAATGCTGTTCCAGCTTGACCTATTCTTAACAATTGTTCCATTGGGGACAGAGCTCTGTTTGCATAAGTTGCTGGATCTTGTCCTTCCGGCAACTGATGGTTCTCCTGAACCCATGTTCTCAATTGAAAGTTTACAGTCAATCTTGCTATCTCATCATTTTGTGCCCAGCCTAATGTCACATCACCAATTTGTGAAGGCCAGACTTCATAACATGTAGTTGTATTTATATGTTGTGCTGCCATGTCATATGTTTTGATTCTCATTGTAGTGATATAGTCTTTTCTATATGCTATCTCACCAAATGCTGCACCATCTGATTCACGAACTACAATGTCCGCTGCCTTTTCAGGTGCTCCCATATATACGATATTAGAAACCCAATCTTGAAAGAATTGCAAATTCCTTCCACGAGCGTCTAACATAAAACTTGCTGATATTTCTGATGGAACTATTGCTTGTGCTCTTCTATCAAAAGGACCAATAGAATTTCTTCTATGGTCAACAGGTATTACTGCTGCACCAGGTATGTTGACATTGTCACAAAAGAACGAAAGACCTTGAACAACCTCTGGAGCATTGACCCATCCACCTTGTGGAGGATCGATCTCTACCAGATACTTATTTGCTCTCGCAAGACCATTAGCTTCCTGGACTTTACTAAGAAAGGTTCCAACATTAAATGATCCTTCGGGTGTGTCCTTACCAAGAGACTCAGAGCCCTTCTTATTTTTTTCTAATGCTTTACCTTTAGCTAGGTTAAAAATATCCTTAGCTATATTGAATCCTTTACCCATTCATGTCCTCGAATCTTTTATCAATAGTCTTTTTACCAATATAGATCACACATACCCATAGAGTAAATAATACCCAATCAACGTACGATAATCCAATTACTGAGAAACCTGCTGCATCCATTATGTCACCTTCTTATATTTTGCTTTAGTTCTATCTGATTTTTTCCTCATACGGCGTTCCATCTGAGAATCCATCCATATTCTATTTATGCCACTCTTCCTAGGTGTCGCTAGCGGAAGCATAGTAATTGTGTCCCATCCAAGAGGAGGAACATATAAGAACTGTCCTACAACTCTTTTAAAATCATATCTATGCCACATTGGCAAGAAACTTCTCATGTTCATTCTCTTCTTCATAAACTTATAATTCATCCTTTGAACATTAACTCTTGCTCTAATAGAAGTACCAATATCTTTAGCTTGTACATTAGGGAAGATTGTAAACGGATATATTGCGTCCATTAATTCAGCTCTAAATATTGGAGGCATGTAATGGAAGTTTAACATACTAAAGTATCCTTTATCTCTATTGACACCCATAACCAATCCAACTGGGAACATATCATAGTATGGTAATTCATTTCTCATCTTAGGTAGATATTTGAACATATAAAATCTACCAGGCAACAATCTTCTTGTTCTTCCTGCGCTATTAAGAATAGTGCCAGGTCTTGCTTCCCTCTCCGCTTCGGCCATCTCTCTAAGCCTTATTACTGGATCACCTTCTTCTTTTTTGTACAAATCTTGCATAGACTTGAACTTCTGATCAAACTCTTCACCAGTTAAATGTACTAAATCTTCGAAAAAATATGCTGGCATTATTTGATTCCTAACTCATCTTGAGTCATTATTTGAAATTTCATACCTTTATTCTTACAATATTCCTGTGCAACTTCGAACTTTCTTTGGTTTACTACAAACGTTTTCATCTCTCTAAGGTACTTTGCTGTCTGCCTTTTTGGTTTTTTAGGCGGAATTAAATGTTGTTTTGGCTTAACTTCTATCACTAATTCTTCGCCATTTGCCTTCTCAACCCAGAAATCTGGAAAGTATCTATGCATTCTTCTGTCGATTGGACTGCGATATGGTATACAAAATTCTTCAGAACTCCACCTCTCTATCTGTACGTGGTCATCTAAATACCTCATAAGTTTGAATTCCCACAAACTTCTATAAATAATGTTAGAGGAATCCCCTCTATATTTATCGGGGTTCTTGGGAACAAATTTACCGCTATAAGCCATACTAGTATTTAGGAGAAGAAATGGGTTTAGGACCAATAGGAAAATATAGCCCTTCACAGAAAGGGGGTCTTGCTCCAAGTAAGAAGATTCAAAAGAAATTAGATAAGGGTGGATCGTTCCACTTTCCTAAGGACCTTGGTGTACATCAATTTATGATGATCTTCCACAAATACGAGTATAAAGCAGAAGCAGCATCAGTTGCCGAGTCAATAGTATTACCAATGCCTCAATCATTAACAGACACATATGGAATGGAATATGGTGCAGAGGATGTTGGTACATTAGTTGCAGTAGGAGCATCTGCTGCAGCTAACATAATAGACAGCTTCCAGAAAGCTGGCACAGACGCAGGCAAAGAAAAAGAAGCAACAACAAAAGCAAATATGAAGCCTGACGAAATAGCAAAAGATATGGCCAGCCTAGGTGTTGCTGGAGTTAGAACATTGGCGGCAAGTAAAATGCCCCAAATAGAACAAGCAGCTGCTCTCGCAACAGGAACAATTGTTAATCCTCATACAGCTTTATTATTTTCCAAAGTTAATTTAAAAGAATTTGAATTTGCATGGAAATTATATCCACAGGATATAGAAGAGTCTAATATGCTAAAAAACATTCTAAGAATTTTAAAGATGAGGTCTCATCCAACATACATGCAGAAAGACAACAACTACATGATGGATTATCCACATGAGGTAGATTTATATTATCTCGGTGATGGTGATAGTATGCATAGATTTAAAAGATGTGCAATAACAGGATTAAATATGAACTACTCACCAGAAGGATCACCAGCGTTCTTTGCAGGAACTGGTAATCCAGTATTTACAGAACTCAATATTAAGTTTACAGAAACTCAAATCTGGACTGGTGAAGACTTTGAAGATGAAACAGTTGCAAGTGGTAACATGGAACCAGCAGCTGGAGGAAATGGCTAATGAGATATACAAAAGGCTATTTCGCAGACTTTCCAGTTATCGAATACGGTGGTAAGATAGCAAGAGACATTATGGCTCGTCCTAAAATTAAGGACCAGTTAATGAACAGTCCAACTAATTTCTATGATTATGTTATCGAGGATGGACAAAGACCAGATCAAATAGCATACTTGTATTATGATGATCCACAATTAGTATGGTTAGTATTTCTAGCTAACAATATAGTGGATCCATATTACGATTGGCCATTAACACAAAATCAGTTTGGTGATTTTTTGATTTCAAAATATGGAACGATTGCAGCTGCACAAGCTAAAGTGCTTCACTACAAACACAACACCAAAGGAACACTAATTACAAAAGACACATACACTCTAAATGCTACATTTGGTAAAATAGTTGCTGGGCAATATTCAGCAGTATATGCTTATGATTATGAGAATGATCTTAACGAGACCAAAAGGAAGATAAAGTTGATTGATGCAAGACTAGCTAATAAAGCGAAAGGTTTATTACGCGAAGTTATGATAGGATAATATTATGAGTAGAGGACCTATATTCGTCCCAGGAAAAGGAATGGGTGAAGCTCCGGAAACAGATCCGGCGACTGGCCAACAAAAAACCACTCAATCTGGTTCCCCACTTGCTACGGGCGGCAAATCAGATCTAGGCGAATTCACAGGCACTGGTGGTGGCGGTGAGGGAGATAAAACTCCAGCAGACGCACAATCAACACCAGAGATATATGAACCAAAGAACGTCACTATTGATTTCTTAGAGATCAATCATAAAGACGGAACACTCAATTTAGAAACATCATTTCACTCACTGGTAGTAACAGAGAGTGTATTTCAAGCATCACTATCTTGCAGATTAATATTATTAGATGCAGATGAAAAGTTAGCTAACCTAGACCTTGATGGTTCAGAAG